AGTCGACCCTCGCCTCGATCGTCTCGCGCCGAGCCTCCAACTGGTCCTCTCGGAGCGTCGTCGGCTCCTCCAACCAACTGCGATCAGCCTCGGCGTACTCGAACCCCGTCGAGCACGCGCAGTTGATCCGCTCGGCAGCCGAGAGGCCCCAGTCGCCGGGATACTCAGCGAACTCCCCGCCCACGATGAAGAAGTCCTCGATCGGAACCGACTGCCCGTTCGCGTCCTGATGCGTCTGACGAGAGTTGACGAACGAGGTGTCCCAAATCTTGAAGCCCACCAAGCCGGTTGCCTGGCCGACTCCGAAGGCAGTGCCCTCTGCGGCGGTGTGCGCCTCGGTCGTCCCGATGCCCTCGGCGATGCCGGGAGACAACGGGCCAGGCTGGACGGATGACGCAGGCACCGTAGGAGCCGATCCGCCGGGCGGCGGCGGCAGGAGCGTCGCAACTTCCAGGGCCGTGATTCCCCGCTCAGTGAGTCCGAGGTGGGCAGCCAACTGGGGGTCGTCCCAGTCCTCCTCGTTTGCTTGATTTGTCGACTGCGACACTCGACTGAGGATTGTGTCGTTGTAGCCCTTCACCGCGCTCATCTGAGCGTCCAACAGAGTCGCCTTGCTGACGGCCCACGTCGTACCCCGGAGGGTCGGGATGGGAATGCCGAGATTGCGCGCCGTTTCGAGGCCGTACCGCTCGATCGCCACAGCCAGGGCAAGAGCGATGTAGGTGTCGGCGGCGTCGTCCCACCACTCAGGCTCGTAGATCTCGCTGGCTTGGTAGGTCGGCCCGGACTCAGAGATCCTGACCGCCATGCGGCCGTTCACCTCGACCATCGCCAGGTTCGCCCCAGCGGTGATCGCCTCTTGCTCGCGCTCTCGACTCCGGTCGGAGATGGGGCTGACGAAGGCCATCTACGCCACCGGGACCCGGCGAGCCGATTCCAGAGCCATCTGGATCAGATCGTTCGGGACGAGGAGGCCGTTGTCACCTCGGCTCAGGGGCCGACGAAGCGACGACATGGCGTGCTGCTGCAAGAGGCCGGTCACCTCGGAGATGATCGCCTCGGACTGCTCCTCGGAGAACCAGTCGGGAGCGCCGGTCTGAACGAGGTAGCGCCGGATCCACGCGCGCCCCTTCAAGGCGAACGAGTCCCAAGCGCCTTCCATGATCTCGTCCGTGGTGACCGAGTAGCCGTTGAAGCGAGCGGAGCCGATCTTCGAGAGCACGTCGATCTTCTCGGTGGACCGCAACTCGGATCGCAGTTCCTCGTCACCGTTGACGAACGGGAGCACCCGATTCGCAGCGCGTTCGAGAGCACGCTCCAACGCTGCGTCGGCAGCAACGGCGAGTCGCTCGATCAGCGCCGAGACTTCATCCGTCGATGCAGAGTCGGTCGGGGAGTCAGGCTCATCCATCCCATCGACCAGGGCAGGGTCGTCGGTTTCGAGATCGGCTCCGCTTGGGCGCGTGATGGGCCGACTCGACGGAAGCGCCTTCACCTCGTTCTGGCGCTCCACAAGGTCGATCCCTGCGAACAGGTCAGCGGTGTCCGGGTGGAGAACAGGCATGAGAATCGGACCCCACAGGGCGGGATCGGATTCGAGGATGGCTTCCAGCCAGCGACGCTTCTTCTCCTCCTCGTCGGGCATCGCATCCTCGTCGAGTCCGAGAGAACGCAGGTAGGTGAGATCCGAGACAACCCGGCGATCCCATGCGCCGCGAACCTGACCCGCCTCGGGCTTCGCCACGATCGAGGACGAGTCGAACTTCAAGGCGAAGGCTTCCGCTTCCTCCTCGGTGAACCCCTCGAACTGGACGAGCATCGGGCGGAAGTACGACGTGGTGATGAACTCGGCCAGGGCTTCGCCGAGCGGGATGACGTGCTTGCTCGCGAACTCGGAGTCGATGTTGTAGCCGGTCCAGTGGTTGAGGCTCCCCTTGCCCTCCATCATCTCGGGCGGAATGTCGAGGCCGCGGGCTACTCGGTGCAGGGCCTCCTGACGCAACTCTTGGTACAGGTTGTCGAGGTCGCGAGCGACCTCGATGAGCCGCACCATCTCGCCCAACTCGGCAGCGCCTCGGAGCAGGAGCGGCACGAGAGCGGCAGCCGAAGTGCGATCGTCGACCGGAGCCGACAGGTGTGAGATCAACTCCTGCATGAACTCGTCGATGTCGTCGGTGTCGTCGCCGGGATCTTCCGTCTCGTCGTCGGGACCGAAGGACATCTCGTCGGGGATGAACAGGATCCCGGCCGAGAGTCGAGACTTGGCGATCGCGTCCACAACCTGCGTGAGTACCACGACCTCGCGGCAGATCGGCAGGACGCGCTTCATCGGGGAGTCAGCGCGGTCCGACCACCGAGGGTCAGAGCGCCACAGGCGCGCGATGTAAACGTCCTCGTCGAGATGGCCGATCGCAGACTTCGAGCCGTAGGCGGATTGGCGCGTGCCCGACGGGTTGCGGATCACGTTCCCGTCAGCATCGACCTTGACTTCCTCAGTGGAGAGGAACTCCCACAGGATGCCAAGCGGGCTGTCGAACTCATCGACGATCTGCGTACCCACGAGCCAGGACTCGCCAGCGATCTGCATGTGCAGGGAGGCCCGCCGGAGCAGTTCCTCAATCCCGCCAATCGGCCCAACGAAAGCGTCCATCACGGACTGTGCCCTTGGATCCGTGGACTCCACCCAGTCGCCGTCGTCATCGCGGCGCACGGTGCGGAGATCGGCTGCTGCCACGGTGTTCGCCGTCAGGTTGTTGACGAACCCGACCTCACCGACCAACTCGTTGTAGGTGAAGCCGTCCGACTGCCAAGCGTCGTCGTTCGACGGTGCTCGCTCGATCTCGCCAACGGTCTGCAAGGCCGCGCTCGACACGCGCGCTGAGGTTCGTTGCGGTCGCTTGATTGCGAACTGCGAGTCTCGTCCGAGACTGAATGAAGCGAGCGGGCTACTCCGCGGCACGTGGACACCTCAGCGTTGCGTCGTTCTGCCAGCGTAGCCCGGCAGGTGTAGTAGTAGTGAGGACGGGGAGGCCGGGCCAGAGGGGGAGAGGTGGCCCGACCCCCCCATCCATCCCAATAGGGTATGTCACGTCACACCTCCTGGCGGTGGGCGGCGCTTCGACAAGCGGCGAGCGACCTCATCGAAGTCAGACGGTCGCGCCACCATCGTCTCCACTCCGCAAGCGTCGAGAAGGCCGAGCCAGTGGTCCTGCTCGGGAGTGGTCTTGCCCAACTCCTTCTTCACCTCGATGATGAGCAACTCCGGCACCCGGATCAGCACGAGATCGGGCCAGCCCTTTGCCTCGGGGTCGCCGACGAGGAACGTCTTGTTGCCGCTCTTGACCGCCTTGCGGGAGTCCTTGAAGTGCCGCCACTCCCACCCATACCGCTCGGCCAGTTCGGTGATCTGCCCCTGATAGACCTTCTCCGAGATGGAGCGGTGGGCACGCTCCTCGGCGGTCAGCCGCTTACCCATCGAACCGATCGCGCCGTCGCTTGCGCCTCGTGCCCTTCGCCGCGTCCACCTTGTCGTTCACGAGATGCGAAACGTGCACGGTCCTTGGCAGCCGTCGGTCAAGTTCGCGGATCGCTACACGGATCGGAGAGTCATCGAAGATCTGCGGTGCTCGTGCTTCGAGGAACCGGGCCAACTCGCCCTCGATGCTGGCGTCGATGATGGCGGCGCGCTCGGCGGTGGTCAGTTCCTTCGTGATGATCTTCTCGACGACCTTCTCGACCTCAACGACGGGGACGGGGTGACCACAGTTCTCACACAGCGGGGTGCCCTCGTCGTCCGTCACACTCGCCCCTCTCGATCCGATCAGCGATCGCTCCTGCCTGCCGAGCATTGAACCACACATTCACCATGCGGTGTCCACCGACCATGACAGTTCCACGCCACTCGCCAGTGATCCCGCAGATCGCCTTGCTGGGGATGCACAGGAGTACGCCGTACTCGCATCGCCGAGCGCGCCGAAGTTCGTGCAGCAGGTCGCCAGCCATTCGGAGATCAGCATTCACCACTTCACGGTAGAGGCGAGATCAGCCGATGATGAACATGACCGGACCGTCGCAACCGCAGCATGGAGCGTCCTCGCATCGACCACCGTCGATACATGAGGTGAACTCCGGCTCCGGCGGCAGGCCGTCAGGAATCGAGCAGTCGATCGCCCCGCAGCGACACCACACGACGGTCTGATGGCCCTCGTCGTCTCGCATCTCCTCGCGGGTCCCGCAACGGGAGCACGGGTCAGTCACGGTCCCGATCCATCGCGTAGAGCCGACCGAGGAACGCAGCCACGTGGTCGCACGCATCTTCGTAGGCCCGAGCCTGCGTGTCGTAGTACGGCATGTCGAGCCTGAACTCGAAGGCCCGCGATCCACCCAACCACAGAGCGCCCCACCACTCGCCTTCGACCTCCTCAGCAGTGACGCCGAGAGTGGGGGTCAGGAAAGCGGTCACGACGGAACCGCCTCGGGCCAGGGGCGCACGATCCGCTCCTCGGGGACGCCATCGAACTCGGGGAGAGCCTTGGTGATCTGACGCAAGAGCGTCGGGTCCTCGGAGCGCAGGTGTTCGACGTGGCGCTCGTTGTAGACCAGCGCGCGCAGTGCGGTCCGACCCGAGGCCAGGCCAGGCAGGTTGTGCTCCGGCTCGATCATCCTCATCGTCCGCTCGACATCGGTCGGGACGTAGTTCCATCCGTAGATGTTCAGGCGGGCGTCGAGGTGCGATCGTGCCTCTCGCCGAAGTGCGCTCTCATCCATGCGGTTCCTCTCGATGGGCTGTGACCGTATCGTGAGCGTGGGACGCTCAGAGGCCGAAGCCCGTGTGGTTGTGCCCGACGTGGGGCAGGTACGCGCCCAGGGCGTCCTGAGCCACCACAGCGGCCGTGCAGACCTCACAGTAGAAGCGGGTGCAGATGTGGCCGAGTCGCCTCATCGGATCTCCACCACCTTGCCGTCAGCGTCGATCACGGCGACCGAACCAGACGCCAGGCGGCGGGTCGTCAGTTCTCCTCGAACGATCCCCTCGGACACCGGGTCGCCGTGCCACGAGTCGGGGACCTCCTGCTCCGGCTCGTCGAGGCCGTTCTCGTCGCAGTAGCGAGCGAACGCCTCTCCGGCGTCGACCGTCTCGACCAGACCGGGGGCCGTGCTCTTGCACTCTCGATCCGCGATTGCCGTGGCCTCCGCCTCCGACAGACCTTCCTCGATGGCGAACAGGTAGGTGTGGTAGTGATCCTCTGCCTCGTTCTCGCAGACGTGGCAGTGGGTGTCGCCCATGCCCGTCTCCATCGCCCGACGCTCGTGAGACGACGTGGGGTGACCGCAGCGGTGGACGTAGCCGAAGGCCGGGTCCTTGGACATGCGCTCCCACTCCTCATCGGAGAAGCGGACATCGGTCGATCCGTCAGCGCGCTCGGTGACGAACTCGTCCTCGTAGATGGCTCGTGCAGTGCTCATGGTTGTGGTTCCTCTCTCAGACGGTCGGGATGCCGAAGGCATCGACGACGTTGGTTGCTGCTCGGGTGATCTGCTCGGGGCTGAATCCCGCCAGGGCCTCGATGTCCTCGGCGACAATCAGCACATCGTCGATGACGACGTAGCCACCGGGGTAGCCGTCGGCCATGTTCTGTACGATCTTCTCGACCTCGTATGCGAGGGTGTCCTCGGCGATCTCGGCCAGGATGCTCAGTGCGCTCATGGTGGTTGTGGTTCCTCTCTCGGTTCAGACCGTCTTGATGTGGTGCAGGGTGTCGGGGCAGTCAGCGAAGCGGTGCATCGGGATGCGGCCCGGCTGTGGGTTGCCGAAGTCCACGATGACGAACGTCTCGGGCTTGCCCTCCCAGTCGGTGCCCTGCTCGGTACCGACGACCACGCCGTCGGCGCTGTACCGCTCCTCTCGGATCTGGATGATGTCCCCGTCGATGATGTTCATGGTGTGGTCCCTCTCTTGGTGTCTACGACCAGTATACACACACCATACGACAGCCGCAACTCAGGCGCGGGAGATCGCCGAGTGCAGGTTCCACTTGGGGGCAAGCGACATCGGGACCTCCATCTCCTCGCCGTAGGTGGAGCAGACCTCGACCCACTCCTCAGAGCCGATCGGGCGCTGGATGACGAACCACCAGTTCGGCCTCCGCGGCCACTTCTCCAAGATGCGCTGCCAGCGGCGGCTGATGCCGTGCTCCTTCGCGAAGTCCTCCCAGCGGATCACGTCCTCGTCAGGGACCTCGACGGTGAACCGGACCACGGTCTTGTCGACGGAGAGGATCGAGAACGGGCCTGACGACAGAGCGCAGCCAGCGCGCAGCGTGTCCCGATTCGAGGTGAGGCCATCTCGATCGGTCAGCCACACCACGTCAGGACCGACGTGCTCGCCGCACGGGTCGATGCCACGATCACACGGACCGCCGATGTTCGACTCGGTGACGTTCAGGTGACCGTCCGCGCCGATCGAGGGGAGGTGGAGAACGGTCGTGTAGTGGTAGAGGATCATCGGACCTCCGGGTTGTCTCGGTACGAGACGGTCCACGTGTCGAGCGCGGCCTTCGCCGCCTCGTGGGTCGGGTAGTAGTCCGACTCGCGCGAGTACGGGCCGCAGTTGCAGAACGTCCCGATGTAGTACCCGGCCGCGCTGGACAGCACCTCCTCGACGAGCATCACCTTGCAGCCGGAGCACTGCTCGGCGGCACCGGAACGGATCGTCTCGCCGGGCAGCATTAGAAGATCACCTCGTGAGTTCGTCGGAGGATGATGGGGTACTCGGAGCCGCATCCAGGGAAGTGCTCGCCGTCGACCTCCATCGCAGAACAGACCGCAGCGAAACAGGCGAGGGTCGTGGCAGAGGCATACGCCTTGACGACGTAGCGAGAGTTCCCGCATCCGTCGCACTGCTCCCCCATGTGCTCGACACCGGCTTCGATCTCCGTCTCCGCGCTAGCGGTCGGATCGTGGTGGGCGATGAACTGCGGCTCCCCCTCGCTCGACTCGTAGGCCCACACGAGAACCCGACACTCCTCGCAGTATCCGAACACGACGTTCTCCACCTCGTTGTCGCACTCGCTCGACCGGCAGCGCATCACGCCACCTGCTTCGCGAACGGCGGACGGTCGTAGGCGGCGATCTTGATGCACGCCTTCACGTCGGCAGCGGTGAGCGGCTCGACATCGACGGTGACGTGTCGACGCATGGCGAGCCACTTCTCGTCGGTGTAGCCCTCTGTCCGCCAGGCCCGCGCAACCTTCGGCTCGTCCGGTGCGTAGTCGGCGTCCTCGGAGTCGCAGTCGTTGTAGTCGACGACGCCGCCGAAGATCTCGGCGAGCCGACGGAACATGGCGATCTGGAACGGAGCGGCCGAAGCCATCATCCCGATGCTGCCCGGCCACTTCGGCGAGTGGGTCGAGTCGCTGCCCCACTCGTGATGAAGGAGCCACGCCACGCCACGGTCCCACTTGGTGTCCGTTGCCTTGACGGAGATGTGCGAGCACACGGAG